TGGCGATGGACATCCGAGCGGTGTCAGGCTCCGTCGTGGCGGTTTCCGCCCCGCTCCGTGGCTCTGGCGAGGCCACAGAGCCAACTGGCAGTCAGCTTCGTTTCGTGACCGGGCCCGAGATCGTGCCGGCCTACATCGCGAAGATGCTGACCGGGATCGAGACCGAGAGCTTGACCCGAGCGCAGGCTATCGCCGAAGCGAATCGGAGGGCTGAAGTGGCGTATGTCAACCAAGCCCTGAAGCAATCCATGTCCGGCTTGATTCGTCGGTGACGGTCGAGACCTTCCGACCGCAACCGCGTGCGGTCGTTCCGTACATCGAACCCGTGCCGCCGGAGACCATCCGGGCCAGGATCGTCAAGTTCCTGTCGCCCCGGACGAGCCCGGACCGTGTGCCCGACATCATCGGCTCAGGTGGCGGTGGGATCGGGTTCGTCGCCCAGAACACGGTCCTCGCCCGGCCGCTGAGCGCCGCGTCATGGCGGGAGTACGCCAAGACCCCGTGGGTCTTTGCCGCGCTGAACAAGCGCAAGGACCAGGTGTCGAGCGCCGAGTGGGACATCGTCCCGTTCGACAACACCAAGCGCTTCCCGGCCCGCCAGCGTGACGCCCTGCGCGACCTGTTCAACCAGCCATCGGCCAAGATCGACAGCTTCCAATCATTTGCCAAGGTCGTGATTGGCGAACTGCTGACTCTCGACGCGGCCCCGATCGAGAAGGTCCGCTACCCGGACGGCTCAATCGCCGAACTGTGGCCGACCCGCGGCGACTGGGTCGCGGTCGACGAGCGCTGGGACGGGTCCGACCCCGACAAGGCGCGCTACTACTGGCTGCCCGACGGAACCATTCGCGCGGCCTTCCGCAACGACGATATGGTCTACATGGTCGCCAATCAGCGTGACCCGGCGAGTTCGATGGGCGTCTCCCCGATCGGCGTCCTCCAGTCGGTGATCGACACCGAGCTTCAGGGCCTCGAATACAACCGCCGTCAGATCATGGGTGCGGCGCCGGACGGGGCCCTGAACATCGGCGAGTCGGCGAGCACCGAAGACGTGCAGAAGGCCCAGTCCCGGTTCCAGTCCGAGGTTTTCGGCCAGAGCGCGATGGCGATCATCGGCGGTTTCAAGTCGCCGAGCTTCATGCGTTTCCGAGACAGCAACCGGGACATGCAGTTCCGCGAGCTGGAAGACCTGATGATCCGGTGCATCGCGATCGTCCTCGGTCTGGCCCCGATGGACCTCGGCATCACGTTCGATGTCAACCGATCGAGCGCCGAGCAGCAGTCCGACAACAGTGCCGACACGGGTCTTCGGCCGCTGAAGGCCCTGTTCCAGAACTTCATGACCCGCGAGATCGTCTGGGATAAGAGCTTCGGCGGCCGGGGGAACAACCTGTCCTTCCAATTTGCTGATTTGAGCCTCGACGAGACGATGACCAAAGCAGGCATCAACAAGATCGCCTTGGGCTCGGTTGGCTGGAAGACGATCAACGAGGCTCGCGCGGTCGACGGTCGTGCTCCGTTGGGCGATCCCCAAGCCGAGGACAATATCTTCAACCACGTCCTGACCAATACACCCAAGGGGATGCTCGACCTGACGACGGGGACCTACGTCGGCGAAGAAGCCCTTGCCAAGATCGCCGCAGATGCGAAGATCGATGTGGCCGAAGCGGTTGCCGAGGCCAATCCGACGCCGCCACCGGGGGCTGCGCCGGCATCAGCGGGAGGGAGCAACGATGAGTAAGCGTCTGTGCTTCAGTTTCGAGGCATCGGGCCACAAGTACCGGCCGCTCGATGGCGTCCTGAACGTCGTCCTGCGTCTTGTCTGCCCGCGCTGCGGTCGGGTGATCCCGGCCGACCAGGCGTTCAACACGATCATGTGGGCGAACGTTCAACTGCCCGAACAGGTCCAGCAGGAGATCGGCAACCCGAACGAGCCGGTCCACTGACTGATGAGCGCGGATATCTCTCTGCGCGTCTTCACCGGAGCGGGTGCCGCCACGATGAGCGCCGCCCAGACGATGGTCGAGCTGACCGATGTCGACGCCTTGACCGGTGGTGACGTGTTGCCGGGAGCGGTCAGCTTCGAGCGCTGGATCGCCCTCCGGCTCGACACTGCGCCAGTCCGTGGGGCAACGAACTTCTGGGTCGAGAACACGGGCGACCTGCCGACCGGCGTCACTCTGAAGTTCGGCGTCATCGACGATGCGGCAACCCCGGTCAACACGGTGAGCACCATCGCGACGATGGACTTGATGTCCGGACGGCGCTACATCGTTGACACCAACGTCTACAATGCGGTTGGCGAGTTGACGAGGTTCCTGGTCATTCAGGAGGTCGTCGCGATCGGGGCCGCATCGGGGGCGATCGACCCACAGGACTTGCAGTTCGGCTGGGCCGAGGCTTGACAGAGGGTTTAGGGTGTCTCTTGCGACGGTTTCACTGGATCGAGGATCGTCTCGGTGGTAGATTGGTGATCGCCGCCGGCCGTGACTCGCTCTCTCCGTTCGGTCACACCTACCGATCGGGTCGCATGAAGGGAAAAGGCCGAGATCAGGGTAGCTAGAAACCCTTGTCTCGGCTTCTTCATACCTAGAGGGAGAGGGATGAGGGCGTTCATCAGGGCAGCGTGTCCTTGCGGGCAAGAATTTGAGACAACCGAACAGCGAGTCGCCGAGGGTCGCGGGAAGTTTTGCAGTAAGGCGTGTATGTACGCCTTTCGGTCTCCTCGCCCAAGCGGCCTGACTTACAACATCGTCGCTGTTAATCGAGGTTGGCACCAGAAAGGCGAAAAGCCTTGGAATGCTGGCATTCAGATGGGTCCGAACCCTGCGCACTCCGAGCGGATGCGGGGGCGCAGGTTGTCTCCCGCTACTGAGTTCCAGCCGGGCCAATCAAGTTGGACTCTCGGTCTACGCGAAGATCAGCACCCTGCTTGGAAGGGCGATGATGTTGGCTATGTCGGCGTTCACGCTTGGGTGGTCAGACAGCGCGGGAAGGCGATGGTTTGCGAGGCATGCGGAAGTCGCAGGAATGTGGATTGGTCCAACGTAAGCGGTGAATATCGCCGGGACCTTTCGGATTGGCAGACGCTATGTCGAAAATGCCACTCTCGATACGATCGGGACCACATCCCTGGTGCTGGCGTCAGGAAAATGGGACGACGATGCGCTTCTATCTAACCGGATTGGCTGGCTTCATAGCTTCCAACCTCGCCGACGAGTTGATCGAGCAGGGGCACGAGGTCGGCGGGATCGACGACCTCTCGACCGGCCGTCTGAACAACATCCCCGAGAGCGCGGCTTGGCGTCAGGGCGACATTCGCGACCGAACCCCGATGGAATACGACATCGGCAAGTTCAAGCCCGATGTCATCTTCCATTGCGCGGCCAGTTACAAGGACCGTGACGACTGGGAGCGCGACGCCTCCACCAACGTGCTCGGAACGATCAATGTCGTCCGCGAGGCTCAGCGATCAGGCGCCAAGATCGTCTACTTCCAGACCAGCCTGTGCTACGGACTGAAGCCAGAGAGTCCGGTTCGTCTCGAAGCCTCCCTCGACCCGACCGGCTCGTATGCCGTGAGCAAGACGGCCGGCGAGCGCTACATCGCCGACAGCGGTGTGGACTTCGTCAGCCTGCGCTTGGCCAACATCTTCGGTCCGCGCAACCTGTCAGGTCCCGTTCCGGCCTTCCATCAGCGGTTGAGCAAGGGCGAGCCCTGCACCGTGGTCGACAGCCGGCGCGACTTCGTGTTCATCGACGATCTGGTCCGGGTCGCGATCATGGCGGCGACCAAGGGTCGCGGCGTTTACCACGTCTCCTCCGGCCGGGACGTGAGCATCGAGGACATCTATTGGGCCGTGGCGAGCGCGATGAACATCGAAGCGCGTGATCTCGACATCACGCCTCGCGGACCAGACGACGCGGCCACGCTCCTGCTCGACCCCAGCGAGACTCTTGCGGAATTCGGCTGGGCGGCCAACACGCCACTCATCTACGGCATCAAGCAGGCTGTCGACTGGTACGCAGCCAACCCCGTCACCGAAGTCTTCACCCACTTGGGTCCACCGGCAGAAGCGAGGGCGTAGCACATGGCGCTGGCCGAACCCATTACCACCAGCTTGACTGACCTCATCAGCAACGCCATCGAACGCGTCCTCGATGAGATGCAGGATAAGAACGTCGGGATCGTCTTGTCGGGTGGGTTGGACTCCTCGACGGTTGCGGTCCTCACGGATCGGATCAGTCCGAGCCTGCCGACTTTCACCGGCTATTACGATGAACCGGGCTTCGACGAGCGCCCCTATGCCCACATGGTCGCTCATAGTCGGCACTTCGATATCAAGATCACCCCGGAGCAGTTCGTCGAGCACTTCGACGGGATGCGGGCCGCACTGAAGCCGCCGATCATGGGCCCAGGCTCGTTCGGCCAATACCTAGTCGCCAAGTTCCTTCACGACTACGGCATCGAGGTCAGCCTGTCCGGCGAGGGATCAGACGAGCTGTTTGGCGGCTATGCCCGACAGATGATCGTGGCCGGCGAGGCTCCCCCGGTCGGCTACGAGAACTACGTCCTGCCGCCCGGCTACCCGACGAACATCGAGGATGCGCTGGCGTACGACTACGCGCTCCTGCCAGCCT